GATTCGGGGAACATCACTACTGTGACGACTGGAGCCCAACAAAGGTTCGCGTAGGCAAGTATGGCGAAAACCCCGGCCCGGCAACCTACTATGAGATGACCTACACCATCGAAGACGGGCGCGTGCTATTTGGCGAGCCCGTCGAGGTGGTGATGTCCTACGTTCCCAAGGCGCAAGCCGCCGACATGATGGCGATGCAGGACCGGCTGCATACCAGCCACACACGATTGCTTGAGGTGACGGGCAAGAACTCGACCTCGGAGGCGCTGGTCATGCTGGAAGCCCTCGCAGCCAAGGCAGCCAAAGCAGAAGCACTTGAAGCCCGCACGTTGGCGTTGGAAGAGGAGCGTTTCACAGTCGCCCGCGCCAACCAGATCGAAGCCGCCAAACGTTCGGGCAAGTGGACTCTCGCTCTTGAGCAGCAGGGGGATCGGCTGGCGGACATGGCAAAGCGGCTCAGTGAAGATCGAGTCAAGGCGCTTGAGACTCATTGGGAGGCTGCCCCTGTCGTGATTGCGCAGGGCGTCGAGCGACAGAAGGACGTACAAACCGAGCTCCAGCTTGACACCAGCACCGAAGCGATTCTTCGCGAGAGTGCTGCTCGGCTCAAGATTCCCTACGAAACCGTCCTTCAGGACTTCCGAAAGCATAGCAAAAACTAACCTTTTCGATGGGGGCTGTCCCCAAAGTAGGAGATTCAATGTCTGCACTGACCTATGCAATCGAGGTAAACGGGGATCCCAACGGCACCCCGATTTATGGATCTCAGTATGATGTCGCAGCCGGTGTCACAATCTATCACGGCGCAGCCATCTTCGTGAACTCCAGCGGTTACGCTGTCACGCTGTCGCCGTCTCAAACCATGACCTGCGTCGGGTACAATGACGGCGATGACCTTGACAACTCTGCCGGAAGCAATGGCAGCAAGAAGGTCCGCCCTCGCATCGGCGTGATCGACATGACCAACGGCACATCGAGCGACGCTATCTCTGCCGATGACGCTGGTAAACTCGCATACGCCAGCGATAACCAGACCGCCAACCTGACCAGCAATTCCAGCACCCGGCCGGCGCTTGGACCGATTCTGGGCATGAATGGCTCCAAGGTTCGTGTATTGGCGGGCTTCCCTGCGAACCGTGCCTTGCAGGCGCTGGAGGCAGTCCAGCCGATTGACCCCGACCTGACGGCAATTGCCGCACTGACGGGCACCGGTCTGCTGTCCCGCACGGGCTCTGGCACGTACTCCGAGCGGACCATCACGGCAGCCAGCGCCCGCGTGACCGTGACCAACGGCGACGGAGTGAGCGGCAATCCGACGATTGATGTGCCCTCGGGCATCATCCAGATTTCCGACCCCGGCACCGGCGCGGCGATTCCCGTCACCGCTTCGGGCTATGTGGGCTTCACCTTTAACGGAAGCGAGACCAACACGCTGGCCATCCCGACGTTCTTTGGCCAGCGGCTGATCCTTAACGCCGATACCGCCACCTCGGGCTCGCGTGTCGTGACAGCGTCGCAGCGTATCAACCAGACCGGCAATACGGTCATGACCTTCGCGACAGCCGGCGACTGCATCGTGCTTGAGGCGATCAAGATCGGTGGTGCCTTCCGTTGGCAGGTCGTCACAAACGACGGCGTGGCGCTGTCTTAATCAATCCTTACTATAGGCGGCCAAGCCGCTGGAGGTCTTAAATGGCTGGTGTGATGTCTCCGTCGGATATTAATGCGCTCTTTACCGGGGCGCGGCTGGAAATGCAGAAGGTCTATGACGATTACGTGCCCGACTTCGCCGGTTGCTACGAGGAGATCCCCTCTGCCGCAGCCCGCGAAGGGTATGTGATCACCGCTGCTGCGGGTGCTCTGGAGCGCTTGAGCGCAGCCAAGCAGCATATGGGCTCTTCCTTTACCAAGACTCTTTACGTCGAGAACGGTGAGCCGTGGGCCAAGTTCTTGGAGGTCACCGAGTCTCAGGTTGAGGATCGAACGGCGCTCAACTACCTCTCGCAGCAGGCGCGGGATCTCGGCGTTCAAGCGAAGGCGCTTGACGATGATCTGATCGTGACTGCGCTCCAGAACGGCACTTCCATTGATTGGGTGGACGGCAAGAAGTTCTTCGCAACCGATCATCCCATCAATCCGTGGGGCGCTGTCTCGGGTACGTGGGCGAATGTGTTCACTGGAACGGACCTGACGCCTGCCAATTTCGAGGCCAAGCGCAGCTTGCTTCTGTCGCGCAAGGGCTGGAACAATCGAACCATGAAACTGCGAGGTGAGGTTCAACTGTGGCTGCCCACCGATATGGAAGCCAAAGGTCTCCGTATCACCGAGCAGGAATTCAGTTCTGACACTGGCGTCACGACGGCGGGCGGGAACACCAACATCAACTATAAGAAGGCGGTGGTCAAGCACATGCCTTCGCTGAACGATGAGCCAAGCACATGGTACATCGCGCTTGTGTCCCCGACTGCCAAGCCCATCGGCATTCAAAACAAGCGCTCGCTGCGCTTTGAGTCCAACGACGGCACAGACAGCCGGATGATTGACGAGATCTACCGGCAGAAGGTCAGCCGCCGTGCGGAGTATGTGCCTCTGAACGCGCATCTGATCATTCGCTGCACGGCTTAATCGGAGCGTTCATGCCACAGTACGCGAGCACGCAGGATCTGGATCTCTTAGGACTCCCCGCAGCATCTACGGCAACGGTAGCGGCAAGCCGCAACCCTATGCTTCAGGCTGCGAGTCTTGAGGCTGATACATACCTGCGTGCTCGCTACTCTCTTCCCCTGATCGCGACGGTTGAAGGGGTGGAAGTGGCACCTGCAACAAATTCAACAGGAACGGGGCAGGTTGCTGTTACCGTCCCTTCTAGCGTCTCTCTTACCCGTGCATGGGGCGTCCGACTGGAGGTCTTGACCACGGGGGCTTCGGGCACGGCGACGGGGCGTGTGTCTGTCGATGGCGGCGTGACGTGGCAGCCGACGTTCACGATCTCGAACGGCAGCCGAACCATCACGCTCAGCAGCACCGAGTCTTTGACGCTGACCTTCTCAGACTCGGGCGGCGGTGGATGGTTCGACGGAGATCTGTTCTACATCCCCGTTCGCTTTGGTGCGCTGACGCACCATGTTGTTGCGATAGCCTCTTGGAAACTGCTGGGCAGGCGCGGTGTTGATCCGGATTCGGCGGGCTACGACCACATCCGCACGTCATACAAGGATGCCATCGAATGGCTGAAGGGCGTGCGAGACAACAAGCATGACCCCGGCTTGACGGACTCCAGCACCAGCACCAACGAGGGCGGATTCTTCTATTATCCAGAGACAGCGTTCGAGGGAGATCGGCGCTGGGATGGAACGCTCGGGCGGAAGGCTCGGAGCCAGCCAACTTCGAGGACGTATGAGGATGATTGGTGATGGACCCAAACCGCAAGGCGACGCTCCAGACTAAAGCCCTCGTAGACGCAATGCAACAGCTTGCGGGGCCCGGCAAAGTCGCGCTTCAGAAAAGGCTCGGAGAAGAGGCTATCACTCAAGCCGCGCTCGGGGTTCGGCACTCGGAAAACCCTTACGGCGATCCATTCGCCCCGCTGACCAGCCGGACGGGAATCCCGCTTAGGCGCACCGGCAATAACATTCAGAGGTCGTGGACGGCAGAGCAGGAGACGCCGACCTCCTTTGTGTTCGGCAACCGGTTCAAATACCTTGCGACGCATCAGTATGGGGCAACCATCGTTCCAAGGCGAGCCCCATTCCTTCGGTTCAGTGTTGAGAATGCTCCTAAGAAAACAAAGAGCGGGCGCTGGAAGTCCGGTGGAAGTCGGGTAGTGTACGCCTTGAAGGTGGTTATTCCTCGTCGTCAAATGGTTCCTGAGATGGACACGGGCGGGCTTGGACCACGCTGGACGAGAGCCTTCGAGCGTGCGATCCGAAATTACCTGAAGTCCTTGCTCACACCCGGAGGCGCATAATGGGTGTGAAAGCCTCCTTTGACGCTGTGCGGGCGCTAGTCGTCGCAGCCGTGCCGACGGTAACAATGGAGTTGACGGCAGAGGCTAAGGAATTCCACGGCACGCCTCCCCGCGTTGTCTGGTATCTGCCGGAACCGGGGCAGGAGGCGTTCGAGCTGGTCAACGTTGGCTCGGGAGCTCGCCCAACAGACGCACATCAAGGCGTGATCATGGCGCGGCGTGTCACCTGCCAGATCCACTGCTGGATGGAAGGAACGCTTGACTCGCGAAGCGTCGAGGTGGTGGACGATAACGAGGATCCCGCTTCAGGCACCGTCTGGCTACCGGGGATCGTGATCTCTTGTATGCGCGCAGCGTTGACCAATGTCCGGCTTGAGCGCGGGGGCTTTATCGAGCGCAGCATGGGCAACCTCGGATTCGCCTATGTGCTCGAAGTGAGCCTTGCTTACCCGGTTTATCGATTGAAGACCCAAACGGCGGTGCTCTTGGAGAGTGCAGCCATCACCAATAGAGGGGTGACGATCACATGAGCGAAGCAACCGACCAACCGCAGACTGAGGGGCAGCCTCAGCAGCAGGCGGAGAAAACTGGCTACACGGGGCACGAGTACCCGTGGATGACCGATTCAAAGGCTTATAAGGCGAATCATTCCTTGCGTCATCTTCCGCCGATGTTGCGGCGCAAGCAGGGAGGTAAAGCACGATGAGCGCAACCCCGATCACAGTCACCGTTCTTCCCGGCAGCCGTGCTCCTCTTCCCGTCAGCAATGCCACCTTAATCATCGGGGCGGCGTCGGCGGGGACCGACAACGCAATCGTGCGTGTGTCGAGTACTTCGGAACTGCTGGCAGAGTTTGCTACTGCTTCGACTGCACCCGGACCTCTTTGCCACCTCGCTGCGCTGTATCTGGGGATTTCCAAAGCCCCCGTCTACTGCATGCGGATCAACGACTCCGTAAGCGCGACGATGGGCAGTGTCACGAAGACGGCGGCGGGTGCAACTAATGGAAGCGTCGCCAACAACAGCAGCGCACCGGTGGACGCCTTCAGCGTCATCATCGAGATCCTTTCGACGGGCACGGTGGCGGCTGGGTCGTTCACTTATCGCTACAGCCTCGACGGAGGGGACAACTACACCGGGACGATGCAGGGACCGAGCAATGGCGGTGGCAGCGCAAGTGTGAACCTCGGCACCACGGGCATCAGCGTGACGTTCGCCGACGGGTCGAGCCCAACCGGCTTCACCGACGGAGATCTGTTCTCCTTTACGACCACTGCCCCCGGCTGGGCGACGTCAGACCTTCAGGCTGCTCTCGACGCTTGGATCGCCTCAGATGTCCGAGTGCGAAGGATTCACGTCATCGGCGTGTCCTCCTCTACCATCCATGCAGCAATCGTCGCACGGCTTGGGATCAATGCATTCGGCGCATATAAATATGCGCGTGCCATTGAAGAGACCGACGATCAGACCTCTGGCGAGTCTGTATCCACATGGGGCGCGGCGGTGCGTTCTGACTACGGATCGACCAACAACCGAACGGTGGTCATGCCGGGATGGATTGAGACGTCTTTGCTGCTTAGGCAGGATGACCTCGCGCTTCAACTCCGGCGTCCAATCGCATGGACAATCGGACCTCGGCTGTCATCTGTTGATGTGTCCGTTGATGGCGGTGCCGTCAATCTTGGACCTCTTCAGCAGATCGTATTGTCGGACACTTATCCATTTGCTCAGGACGCCCGGTCATATACAGCGTTTGAAGGACGTGGATATACGACTGCTCAAACCTACGTCGGGCGCTCGGGTGTCTACTGCTCCGGTGTGTTTACTCGTTCTGACGCTGCTGACGCATCACATCGGCTTGCACACGGGCAAGTGTTGGATGTGTTGCTTGAAACGATGTATGACATTCTTTTGGATTACATCAACACATCTGTCAGCGCAAACGCCGATGGGACGATTACAGAGTCGGCAGCTGCTTCGATTGAGGCGAGGCTCAATTCCGCTGTAGAGCAGACTGTCGTCAATGTCTCGCCGCAGCGAATCAGCCCATCTGACGACCGGTCTTATTGCATTGTAGACCGGTCAAATATCATCGCCAGCACGAAGGAGCTCCGGGTGACACTGACGTATCAGCAGAACCCGATCATCGCAAGTGTGGCGCTTTACGTATCCCAAACCCTTTCCGTGCCGGTGGCATAAGGAGGTTAATATGCCGCTTCTCAATGGTCGCCAGTACGACTGGGTGAGCGTTCAGATCGTACTACCATCACTCGGTTCATTCCCGGTTACAGTGCAGTCTGTGACGTATCCTTCGCACACGATGGACGCGCAAGATGTGTATGGCACAGGAACTGGTCCCATCGGATATACCCGAGGGCAATATACCATCGACAATCTGGAAATGGAGTTCCTCGCTTCGGAGTGGGACGCCATCCGAACGTCGCTCGGCGCTGGGTATATGAAGAACACCAGGATTCCAATTGCCATTGTGTATGTTGACAGAGACCTCGTTCCGCGAAAAGATGAGTTCTCTGATTGCAAGATCACAGGAGAACAGCAATCGATCTCAATGGGCACAGACCCGTTGAAGACGAAGGTAACGTTCAAGCCGTCGCAAATGGTGTTGAATGGCGTACCTGCGATCATTGCGCAACGAATTTGATCAACTCACAGAAACCAGATCAGGAGACACGAAATGACGGCTGAATCAGTCCACGCAGACAATCCGGGAAGCCACCTATTTTCGGCGGGTGATATCTCTTTGGTCATCCGTATGCCGACTGCGCAAGAGTGGGATCTGTACGTCGATATGAGGGGGAAGAAGTCGCTTGACGCAAAGAAGTTTTTGCGCTCGTGTGTCATCTTCCCATCGAAAGAAGACGTGCAAAGGCTCATTGACCGACAGCCGTTTCTCCGTCGCAAGATCGACGACTTAATCGCTGGTCTTGTAGCTCCAGAGTCTGGAGACCTCGCAGACTCTGGCGTCTACGCCGGCGCTAAGGTGCTTGAGTGTGACGGTATTCTCTATCACCTTCGACAGCCGACAGAGCAGGATTGCGACCGGTTTGAGGATGGAGTTAAGAGCGGCTATTCTGCTGCTGCAACTCACTTCGTCAAAGCGTGCCTCCTTCAGCCATCGGCTGTTGATTTTGATCAACAGAATGCAGCGAAGCCCGCACTCAAGCACGTTTTGGCTGCGCACCTGACTTCGATGGCGGGTGCGGGGATTGAGTTCACCGAAAAAAAGTGACTGCCACCGTTCGGGACATCTTGCGCGGAGATACTCGCAAAGGAGCCCGGGCGGTGCGTGCGCTTTTTCGAGGTGGTGATGAAGTTGATGAGCGGGTGGGCGCTCGACTTGTAACGATGGCGCTCCTAGAACTGATCCATCCCGAAAGGTATTCATTCAATGAGTAACGCGATCAAATGGGTCTTTGAGATGATCGACAAGATCAGTGGTCCCGCAAAAAGCGCGGGCGCTTCTCTTGGCGACATGATCCAAGTGACTCATTCTGCACTTGCAGCCGTGCAACTCATTGGGCAAGCCGCTATTGGTGCGGGACAGATGATCGCCTCTGGTCTTGAGCCTGCAATCTCTCGGGAAAAGAGTTTAGGTGCTTTTGAAACACTGCTCGGCAATGCAGAGCAAGCCCGAGCCATGTACGGGCAAGCAGTCAAGTTTGCAGCCGAAACGCCATTTGAAACGGCTCAGGTGGTCGATGCATTCCAAAAACTACTTACCGCAAAGTTCTCTGAAGAGGAAGTTCCTATTGCGCTCAGAATCATCGGTGACGCTGCGTCAATGCAGGAGGACTCGCAAGCAGCCGTTGATTCAGTGACACGGGCTCTGTCTCAGATCCGAAGTAAGGGCAAACTTCAAGGCGAAGAACTCATGCAGATTCAAGAGGCGGTGCCGCTTAACACCGCTGCTTTGTATGAGAAACTCGGCAAAATCTATGGAGTCAATGCAGACAAAGCTCGAAAGATGCAAGAGGCAGGACAAATCGACGCTCAGGCGGCTTCTTTTGCCATTCTTGAGCAATTGTCTGAGCAATTTGGTGGAAACATGGTTCGGGCAAGCACTCAGGTGTCTGGGCTCATTTCCACGCTTCAGTCGCGCCCGTCTGAGTTCCTAGCCAAGTTGCAAGACACCCGTGGTTACGACGCCCTGCGTGATGTGCTCGGACGCATGGCGGGAGCCTTCGATCCAGAAGTTTCCGGTTTGACGCCCTTCATCACTCAACTCGGATCAGGCGTACTTGAGCGGGCGTCTGTGACGATGGATTACCTCAGCTCGGGCGCTATGGCTTTCATGGAGGGACTAAGCGCAGGACTCGGACCACTTGCAGAGGCATTCGGGCCTGCCAATCAGACCAATCTTGAAAAATTCAAGATCATCATGGAAGGTGTCGGGACGGGTGTCGGCTCACTAGCGCAGGGGCTCGGCTACGTTGTCGATAAACTCAAGATGGTCTGGGACTATTTCACCGAGATCGGTGAGTGGTGGAGCGAAAACAAGACACTTTCGGACTTCCTTGACAAATTCGTTGCGCCCCTTACGGCGGCTGCTCCAACAAGCGGAGTGAGAGGCGGAACGCAGGCTGCGCTCGTAGCGCAGGCTCAACAGCAAGCGGACTTTGAGCAGCAGCAAGGTGGTGAGCCACTTCCTGACGGATACGCCACCATGACACCCGCTGAAATGGCGGAAGCCTATGACCTGCCTCAATACGCAGCAGGCGGGATCGTCCGGAAGCCTACCGTGGCGCTGATAGGCGAGGCAGGACCAGAAGCAGTGGTGCCTCTTGGCGGTCGCTCAGCCAGCCGCAGTTCAACAGGCACGACGTTCTCTGTTTCAGCGCCGATCTCAATTAATCTCACGGGTCAGGCTTCAGTGTCTGACGCTCAGTCGATTGCTTCAGCGGTCGGACCAGCGGTAGAGGCACATCTGTATAGCGTGCTGGAGCGGCTGGCCTTGCAATCTGGGAGGTATGCCTGATGGCTTCCACGATCCCCTTTTGGCAGGATGATCCTCTCGCGTGGGATAGGCTGACAATCAACGGTGCTCTGGTCCCCGGCAAGGTGCGAGTCACCGTAAAGCGGGCTCAGCGGCTAGATGTGCGCAAGCCTCCTAAGATGCACAACGCAGTTCTTGTAGATCAAGGCAAGCCTCCAGCAGAGGGCGAGATTGAGATCCTTCTCGGCTTCGAGTCTGCCCCTGGATCGCCCTTTGGCACAGCTGCATCTCAATGGGCGGATTGGTGCGCGATGGAGGCGTCAATCTTTGGCGGCAAGCCGGGAGAGCGAAAAGCCTTCACAGTAGCTCACCCTAAATTTCAATGGGCGAAGATCTCACGGATCTACCTCGAAGACCCTACGGGGCTTGACGAGGACGGACCCGGGGCACGCACAATCAGGATCGCGTGGAAAGAGTACGGCAAAGTCTACCCGGCGAGCGTTGGCGAAGTATCCGCAGGACCAAGCAAGCCGCTTGCGCCGGTCAAAAGCACGGACATCCGCACTCTGGCTGCGGCTAAAAAACCAAGTGCGAGCAACACTAAACCATGAAGATCGACCTCGTCTTATACCTCCAGAAGGCGCTAGAAGACATCGCTCAGGCTCCGGTGGATCTGTCGGCGGTGCATGCTGAGATCAAGCTGGATTTTGAGCCTGATTTTGAGCGCAATGTGATCATCTTGCAGCCCAAGATCGACATCGCACCAGACGCAGCACGACGCTTCAGAGATGCTCTTGTGTGCGCAGGACTTGACGACCTGAAGGTATTCGAGCTTGCTAGAGCATTTGATCGAATGGCGAGGGCTTCATGAGTTATTTGACGCTTAACGGGCAGCCCCTTCTTTCCGCCACAATCACCCTTTGCAGGCGCGGGGCGTGGACTGCTGACATTGAGACTGCCAGCGCTCAAACACTCGCCACCGGAAGCCGAGCAACGCTTGTCTTCGGCTCACAGACCTTCGTCGGCACGGTTCATCGGTTTACATCGTTTGGTGGGCGCGGAGTCGATGTCAGGATCGTGGGTGGGAATGGCGGGATCTCGACCGTATTGACGCCAGCGCAATTCTACCAGCCGACGGCTCGCAACGTGTTAGATGCGGCTCTTGCGGCTGCCGGTGAGACGCTTTCGAGCACAAGCGACATTACCGCTCTCGCTAAGCCGCTAGACTTCTGGGAGCGATCAAGCCGCACGTTGGGGCGTGAACTAGATGCTATCGCCGATGTGACGGGGCTTGTCTGGCGAGTATTTCCTAATGGCTCCGTATGGCTTGGCTCAGATCAGTGGCTGACGTCCGGGCTGTCAGCCTACGAAGTGATGGAGCATATTGCCGACGCCGGGAAAATGGTCATTGCAGCCGATGATCCGACGGTGCTTCCGGGGCAGACGTTTGAGGGGTTGCGTGTTTCGATGGTGGTCCACCGGATCACCGAAGACGCAACACGGACAGAGATCTATCAGGAGTCATCCGTTGATCGGTCTATGGAGCTGCTCGACGCGATCATCAGGCGCTCTCAGCCGACAGACCTGCACGCATTCTACCCATATCAAGTGATCGCTCAAAACGCTGACGGGACATTTGAGCTGAAAGCCATCGATCAGCGCATGCCAAGCCTATCGCATGTCCGATATGAACCTGCAACGCCGGGTGAGCAATACACTATCGGTTCCGGCGTCTGCATGGTAGGATTTGAGGGAGGCAGGGAGACTGCCCCTTATGTAGCGGCTTGGAAGCTGGGGACGCCTGCCACGGTGTCTTTGCCGGTCTCTAGTACGCTGCACCTGGGGGCGGTCTCAGGGGCGGATTATGTGGCGCTCAGCGGGCTTGTACAGAGCAACCTGAATGCGCTCAAGGCGGCAATAGCAGCCGCAGTGGTGGTCACTGGAGACGGTGGGCTATCGCTCAAGACAACGTTGCTCGCTGCCCTGTCAGTGTGGCCAACGACAACCGCCGCGACGAAGGTCAAGGCGACTTAGGAGAAAGAGACATGAAGATCAAGGAAGGCGAAATTTCGGAAATTCCTTCAAAGCCGAGCACCGGATTCGTGGCATTGCTCGCAAAGCACCGCATTCAGTTGGACCCATCCTTCAACCTCCGCTCGGGACGCGCCAAACTTCAGGCGTTCGCCCGCGCCATCATCGAGGCGCTCGGAGGCAAGCAAGGCGACGATGGCTTTGAGGTCGATCTGCCCATTGTTGACATCGACGTGACCCTTGGTGCTGCTCAGGCGCGGGTGGCTGCGCTTGAGGCGCATGTGGCAGATCTGAC